AGACAACCATAGCTGATTATCTTAATCGGGATGACCTGACTTCTATTATTCCGTCTTTTATCTCTATTGCAGAAGCAAAATTTAATCGTAAATTGCGTGTTCGACAGATGGTAAAACGGGCTACTGCCACTTTAGATACGGCTTTCTTTGCCTTTCCTGCAGACTTTCTACAGGCCAAAGAGTTTCAGTTAAACACAAACCCGATTACATATCTTGAGTTTGTTACTGAAAAGCAGGGTGACTTGATGCGCCAAGATGCAATCATTGCACCTGGCAAGCCAAAATATTACACTATTGTCGGTACTCAATTAGAAGTAATTGCAACTCCAGATGATGGATATACAGGTGAACTTACATATTATGGTAAGATTCCTGCGTTGAGTGATTCAAACACAAGCAACTGGCTTCTAGCTTATGCCCCAGACTTGTACTTATATGGTGCATTGGTTGAGGCAACTCCATATTTGAAAGATGATGAGCGTCTTGGCACTTGGAGTACGTTGTATACAAACTCCTTGGGCGACATAGAAGTAGCGGATCAAAGGGCATCTGTTTCTTCTACTCCGATTGTTCGTGCCCGATCTTTGGGGTGATATATGGCTGGTTCATTTTCCGATTACTTAGAAGATAAGCTTCTAAAACACGCATTTACCAATACTACTTATACACCTGCATCTACTTTGTATGTGGGTTTATATACTGCTGCGCCAACTGATGCTGGTGGTGGTACACAAGTAACTGGTGGTAGCTATGCCCGTGTATCTGTAAGTTTCTCGGTTAGTGGAACTGGTACGTTATGTACTAATTCTGCCGCAGTGGAGTTTGCTGCCGCTACTGCCTCATGGGGAACTGTTGTTGCTGTTGGCGTATTTGACGCATCAACTGCAGGTAATCTATTGGCTTGGGCAGATTTAACTGTAAACAAAACAATTGATACAGGCGATATTTTCCGTATCCCTACTGGCGATCTTGACATTACATTGAGTTAATCATGGCACTTGTACTTGCTGATCGGGTAAAGGAAACTACCACTACAACAGGCACAAGTGATTTTGCACTTGGTGGCGCTGTAAGTGGCTTCCAAACATTCTCTGCTGGTGTTGGTAATAGCAACACTACGTACTATGCCGTCTCCCTAGGTTCTGATTTTGAAGTGGGACTAGGTACGTTATCTGGAGATGGATTAACGCTTGCCAGAACTACTGTTTTGCAGTCTAGCAATGCAGATGCAAAAGTTTCGTTTGCCGCAGGTTCTAAGGATGTATTTGTTACTTATCCTGCCGAGAAGTCAGTATTAAGCGACTCAGCTCAAACTCTGACAAACAAGACTTTAACTAGCCCTACATTAACTACCCCTATCCTTGGCATACCTCAAAGTGGTGTTTTAACCAATGCTACGGGTCTTCCTTTATCAACAGGTGTTACTGGTACTCTTCCTGTAGCAAATGGTGGTACTGGCATAACTTCTTTAGGTACTGGTGTAGCTACTTGGTTAGGAACACCATCAAGTGCCAACTTAGCTTCTGCACTTACCGATGAAACAGGATCTGGTTCTTTAGTATTTGCTACTTCACCAACATTGGTGACTCCTATCCTTGGCACACCCACAAGCGGTACTCTAACAAATGCTACAGGCTTACCACTAAGCACAGGTGTAACAGGAACACTACCAGTAGCCAATGGCGGTACTGGTCAAACATCGTACACAGATGGCCAATTGCTTATTGGTAACTCAACAGGCAATACGCTTACTAAAGCAACATTGACTGCTGGAACAAACGTAACGATTACCAATGCTGCGGGTGCAATTACGATTGCGGCTTCTGGTGGTGGTGCTTCTGCCGCTACGCCTACTGCATTGGGTACTGTTTATGGAAAGCAAACAACAAGCGGTGGAACACCATTTTTAACTGCTTATGGATATAACGCAGGATTAAACACTACTGGAATAAATAACACTGCTATTGGTGTAAATGCGCTGACTACAAATAGCACTGGTACTAGCAATATTGCAATAGGAAATGATGCGCTTGCCGCCAACACCACAGGAACAAACAAGGTTGCTATTGGTTATCAAGCCCTTAATGCCCACACTACTGCTACTAATGGTGCATTAGCAATTGGTTATCAAGCGGGTCTTGCTTTGACAGCCGCAGATACATTTGGTGCTTCCATGTTCATTGGGTTTTGGGCAGGAAAAACTACATCCACTGGAACAGATAACCACTTTATTGGAACTCAATCAGGTCAGTTAAATACCACTGGTAGTTTTAACACTGCTGTTGGTTTAGCAACTTTGCAACTTAATACAACAGGTAGTAGCAATTACGCTTCTGGGTATCAAGCACTTCGTAACAACACTACAGGGGGAACTAACACGGCAGTTGGTCGTGAAGCCCTTTATGCCAACACCACAGCATCACAAAGCACTGCTGTAGGTTATCAAGCACTTACATCAAACACTGCTGGAGACAACTCAGCTTTTGGTTTTAAAGCTTTGTTTGCCAATACAACAGGAATAGAGAACACGGCTATTGGTGAATTGTCTCTTGCGGCAAACACCACAGGCTCAAAGAATGTTGCTTTGGGTCTACAGGCACTTGGGTCAAACACCACAGCATCTAATAACGTAGCATTAGGGTATCAGGCAGGGGGTGTAGCAACCACAGCATTAGGTGGCACTTACTTGGGCTATCAAGCAGCCTACAGCACTACTACAAGCTCGTACAACACTTTTATTGGATTTCAATCTGGATACCTTGTAACTACTGGTTCTAAGAATGTCATTATTGGTGGCTACAACGGGAACATAGGTGGCTTAGACATTCGTACATCAAGCAACTACATCGTGCTGTCTGATGGTGATGCTAATGTGCGGGGTGTGTTTGACTCATCAGGTAATTTCCTTGTAGGTACAACAAGCCAAATAGGAACATCAAAAGTTAGATTTTTGCAGTCTTCTTCTGGACAAGTTTCGACATTAAGAAACAGCAATGCAACACCTTATGGAATTGTTTGCAATTACTCAGGGGCAGCACCAAATAACACAGGCTCACAATTTATTTATCTTGATGATACTGGTGGATTGCGAATGGAAGTTCGTTCAAATGGTGGTATTGCAAATTACAGCGGGAACAATAGCAATCTTTCTGACCGCAGAGAGAAAACAAACTTTGCTCCTGCAACTTCTTATCTTGAAAAGATTTGTGCAATCCCTGTTCAGACCTTTAACTACATTGACCAAAACATGGAAGAAGATGGCGGTCTAACATTAGGTGTTGTTGCACAGGATGTTCAAGCGGTTGCGCCTGAGTTGGTAAAAGAAAGCAATTGGGCAAAGCAAGGTGACGAACCTAAGATGCGTTTGTCAATTTATCAGACCGACTTGCAGTATGCGTTGATGAAGTGCATCCAAGAACAACAAGCAATCATTGAATCACTCAAGGCTCGTTTAGATGCCGCTAATCTTTAAAAAAAAATCATGACTACTGAAACACTAACACCCGAACAAATTGCACAGCACTACTCTGCCGCAATGGATAGCGTAAACCTAATCAATGCAGGTAAACCAGAAGGCATGACTGATGCTGATTGGACTGCTTGTTTGTCACGCAATAAAGAACACTTGCAGATCATGTTAGCTAAAGACTTCTGGACAACAGAAAACTTAGCACCATTACAGGCAGCTTCTGCATAAAATCATGGCAAACAACATTGTACTTACTGATGAACAACTAGAATTGCTAGTTGAAAAAGTTACTGAAAAAGTAATAGAGAATGTTTACATTAGCATTGGCGAAAGCATTGTTAAAAAGTTCTTTTGGGTTATTGGACTAGGAACAGTAGCTTTGTTTGCATGGTTGGGTGGAAACGGACATCTTAAATAATGTTTGGCTTTAACGCACTATCTGAAGCTCCTTTTTCTTCACTTGCTGGTGGCTTTAAAGATGCCTCTGCAAATGTTGATGCGCTTTCTTCAGTAAGTGCAAGTGCTATCTATTTGGGTGCAGCAAGTGCTTTAAGTGCTTCTACTTCTTCTATTGTTGCAAGTGCAAACTATAGCGCAGGTGGAAGTGCAAACATTGACTCTGTTTCTAGCATAACGGCATTTGGAATTAACGTCTATTCAACGATAATTATAATATTTCCAGAAAGTACAGTATCTGCTAATGGTGTGGCTGTATACATAACATCTGCAAACTCATCAACTTCATCAAGTGTTACCGCATCTGGTAGACGCAAATGGGAAGATGAGGCAGATATTGCAGAGACTTGGACAACAATTACAGACGTTTCTGAGAGTTGGACTGATGTTTCAGAACAATCAGAAACTTGGACTACAGTAAATTAAGAGGTCAACATGGCTGATACAACAACCACAAACTTAGGTCTTACCAAACCAGAGGTAGGCGCATCTACTGATACATGGGGTACTAAGATCAATACAGACTTAGACACCATTGATGGCTTATTTGATGCTGGTCCTTTACTCAAAGTAACTAAAGGCGGTACTGGTGTAGGAACTAAAACAGGCACGGGATCTGTTGTTCTAAACACTTCCCCTACATTGGTAACTCCCCTTCTAGGAACACCTACATCTGGTGTGGCAACTAACCTTACTGGTTTGCCATTGACTACTGGTGTAACTGGTACTTTGCCAATTGCTAACGGAGGTACAGGATTAACTTCAGCAGGCGCTGCAGGTTTCTTCCTAAAATCTGATGGCACTAATTTTGTAGCTTCTGCTATTGGTGGTAATTTTAGTATTCCAACATCTACACGTACATCTAACACTATTTTAGGTTTATTAGATAATGGATACTACATTGATGTAACAAGTGGTACTTTTACACAAACATTTACTGCTGCAACAACATTGGGTGCAGGATGGTGGGTTTATATTGGTAACTCTGGTACTGGTAATGTAACTTTAGATCCAAATAGTTCTGAAACTATTGATGGATTGACAAGCTTTGTGATGTATCCAAAAGAGGTACGTTTAGTTCTGTGTAACGGAACATCATTTAAGTCTATTGTTATCAATACATTTAACTTAACAGTAACTTCTACTGGCTCTATTACTATTCCACCTGGCTATCAAAAGTTAACTATTGATGCCGTTGGCGCTGGTGGAGGCGGTGGTACAGGTGTAGTTAACACAAGCGGTGGTGATCGTTATGGCCCCGCTGGTGGCGGTGCAGGAGCAAGAGTTATTGCTACTGTTGACTCTCCAACTGCGGGATCTTCTGTAACGGCAACAATTGGTGCAGGTGGTACTGCTGGAAATGTAGGTGGAAACTCATCATTTAACAATGTTGTTGCTTATGGTGGTGGTGCAGGAGCAGGTGGGTCAACATCCAATGTAACACTTTCTGGGGGTGGAGGCGGTGGTGGATTGGCTAGTGTTGGAGGTGCGGGTAGTAGCAATGTCAATCCTGCTTCAATTGCTGGCACTGGTGGCTCACCAGTTGTTTCTGGGACTTCTTCAAATGTAAGTTTTGGTGGTGCATTTGGTGGCGGCTCTGCTATTTATGGTGGAGGTGGCGGTGGCAGTGGTTATCTGGCATCTGGTTCAGCTGCTGGTGGATCGTTATATGGTCCAGGTGGAGGCGGTGGTGGCACTGGTATGGATAGTGGCAATGCTACTGGTACTGGTGGTGCTGGTGGTAATTCAAACTCTTTCACAACTGGCGGTGGTGGAGCAGGTGGCACTAATGGTGGTAATGGTACTGCAGGAACAACTAGTTCTGTAACTGGCATGGGTACTGGTGGTGGTGGTGGATCATGCAAAGCCGCTACCAATGGTGGTAATGGTGGCGCAGGTGGATTCCCAGGCGGTGGTGGAGGCGGTGGAGCTTCTGCTGATACTGGATATTCTGCAGGTGTAGGTGGAACTGGTGGTGCAGGTCAGATTCGCATCTGGGGCATTGCATAAATGTATATCCCATTAAACATCCCGCCAGGTGTTTACAAGAATGGTACTGAGTACCAATCTAAAGGACGCTGGAACAGTTCTAATCTGGTACGTTGGTATCAGAATACCATTCGCCCTATTGGTGGATGGCGTAAACGCTCTTCAACTCAACTCACTGGTTCTGCCAGAGGATTGATTGCTTGGCGTGATAACAGTAATGTTCGTTGGACAGGAATTGGTACACATTCAAAGCTTTATGCAATGAATGAAGGTGGTGTTGCATACGACATCACACCCACATCTTTTACTGTTGGCATTGCTGATGCAGACACCAAGTTAGGTTATGGCTATGGTGCTTATGGTACTGCTGCCTATGGTATTGCTAGACCAGATACAGGCTCTTACACCCCTGCTACTACTTGGAGTCTAGACACTTATGGTCAGTTTTTAGTAGCCTGTTCTAACGCTGATGGAAAGCTTCTTGAGTGGCAATTAAATACTTCAAATGATGCTGTTGCTATCACCAATGCACCAACTAGCTGTTCTGGTTTGGTGGTGACAGAAGAAAGATTCTTGTTTGCCCTTGGCGCAGGTGGTAATCCTCGTAAAGTTCAATGGTGTGACCAAGAGAACAATACAACTTGGACAGCCAGTGCAACCAACCAAGCTGGTGACTTTGACCTGACAACATTGGGTTCTCTACAGTGTGGCAAGCGTGTTCGTGGCGCTACCATATTGTTTACAGATGTAGACGTTCACTCAGCGACTTATATTGGCCCACCATACGTTTATGGATTTGAGCGTATTGGTACTGGTTGTGGTGTTATTTCCCGTCAAGCAGTAGCGGCTACTGACAATTCGGCTATCTGGATGTCTAAGTCTGGTTTCTGGATGTTTGATGGTTTTGTTAAGCCTTTGCCATGTGATGTTGGAGACTACATCTTTAATAACATCAACTATCAGCAAGCATCTAAGGTTTACTGCGTCCATAACTCAGCTTATGGTGAAGTTTGGTGGTTCTATCCAAGTTCAGCCAGTGTTGAGAATGATTCTTATGTAACTTACAACTATCGTGAGAACCATTGGGCTATTGGTAGTTTTGGTAGGACTTGCGGTACTGATTCT